TTAGCCAGAAAGCATACCCAGAGCTGGATATTGAAAGCCTAACGCTTGAGCAAGCCAAGGCCATCTACAAGCGTGACTACTACGACAATATCTGGGGGGATTCTTTGCCATACAGCATCGCGTTAGTGGTCACAGACTTTGCTGTCAATGGTGGTATCCGCACAGCAGTTAAAGCCTTACAACGTTTGGTGGGCACAGAATCAGACGGCCTGTTTGGTATCAAGACACAAGATGCTGTTCGCAAGCTGGATCAGGATGGGATTGATCGTTTGATCGACACTTACACCTTGGCACGGAACGACCATTATCTCAAACTGGTCAAAGAGAAGCCAAACTTCTCTGTCTTCGTGAGGGGCTGGCTTAACCGTTCCAACGCAGCTGCTCGTGCAGCGCATAAGGGGCTAGTGTAATGGAGATGGGGTACTATTTCTGGCGGGATTACAAGGAATCCTTCAAGGAGTGCGCGGTGCCCAATTGGGATGGTTATGGAGCATTGCCGTTAGAAGGGCTGTCGGTGGTCTATGTCGGGCAATTCCTTGAACAACTACCACCCGATATATCTAAACCTGAAGTGGTGCCTGAACCTACGGGATGCCTGACGATGGTGTGGCGCAAGAACGGGTACCATCTGGTTGTCGGGATTAACGCTGACGGGAACCTAGCGTGGGGTGGCACAACCCCAACTGGGGGCACTCATGGTGATGCGAAGTTTAAGGGGGGTATCCCAGCCAGCCTTATGGAGTTACTACAGGCGGTTGATTTAACAGCTAAGGGGCTGGTGCCGTTTAATCCAGCAGCACACCAGATCCAACCTTAACCCGCACCCATAAAACATATAAATATCAAAGCGTTACCACTAAAAATAGCCTTGTAGCCCGCACCCGTCGAAGCATGTGTGCGCGACAATAAGTCTTTGTTATTTAAGGGCTTTAATAAATATTAATGATGGTGCTAATGCGCGCACCAGATCCGCATAATTTGCAGAGAGATTGCAGAATAAAATTAGAGATTTGCAGAGAGATTTAGTAATAAAATCTATTTTTATAACGTAAAAACAAACACTTAGTTTTCTTTAATTGCAGAATAATGCAGAAAGCTTATTAGAGGTTGCAGAAAGAAATGCTCTACCTTCTCCCCTTCGCCGCGGCCTTAGCCAACCGCCTCCGTGGCCGTGGTACGTTGGGCAACCAACCTGATCGCCTGATCGTGGCTATCGTGCTGTCCACCCCAATTCTGTTGGCGCAACACTGGCAAGCTGCTGGTGTGTTTATCTTTCTGACGTGGTTGGCGTTCACATGGGGGTGGGGTAAGTGGATGAACTGCCGCAATTGGCGCGAAACATTGTTCATGAGCTTGCGCGGGGTGCTGATTACAGCCCCTATTGCATTCCTGCCACTTTTAGCCCCGTACAGCGATTTTGCCTATGTTCTGGCACTATCGGGTGGGGCAATGGGTTTGATCTACCGTGCTGGCCGCCTGCTGGCCTCCGATTTTCGGACGTCAAGATTCTTGGGTGTTGATCCGATTGCGATCAGTGAAGTGATGTTTGGATTCTGGTTAGGGTTGGTTATGTCGGGCGTTGAACTTTTTGCACTGACGGCAGTCGCAAGGGGCTATCCCTAGAGCCATCCTACACTCCCAACAATCACACTCTGCTGCTTGGTGCATAAACCCGTGTGACCGCGCTAAACGAGCGTGGATGCATGGTGGGGGCACGGGCTTAGCCTTGCGTTTTAAGAAATTAAACACCGCCTTCTTCTCTCTCCATGGTTAGGGTTGTGCTATTTTGTAAATATTCGATCCTGTCTTGCGCCATTTCCCCTATGGAATAAGTAGCCCAGTCCATTATGCAAGCTATCCTACCGCGGAGTTCTTTTTCCTCATTGTCCAATCGAGATTTTTCACCCTTAATGGCTTTTAGCCGATCAAGCTTAGTTAGGATCAGATTATCTACGTACATCTTCTCTCTCCGTGGTTAGGGTTGCCGCTTGGATAAACTGCGCGGCGACTTGCGGTACAATTGCATTGCCAAAAGCATGGAGGATAGCGCGGCGGTGCTTCACTCCGCTTTCAAGTAGATGGATTGGTTCCCAGAAATAACTTCTTTCACAAAGTAAATTCCTGACGATTTGTTCCCGCGTTTCATTAGTAGCGGATTCCCATGTCGCTTGAATCTCTGGTAGTGTTTCTGACACATATCCAGTTTCCTTGAAGGCCTTCCGCAGACTTTGCAAGGGAGTGATTTTTTCGGCTTCCTGCGACCATTTTCCCAATGATATTTGAGATGACAAGTGGCGCATAACGTCTGCAAGTTCTGGGGAGCATTGTTCTTCGGGCTGTGGTCTATGTGATGAACATGAAGCATCTCCGTAACCCCACACTTTTCGCATGAATCCTTCCTGAAATTCCGCGCCCTCTGCCGATAAGTTCCCGTCTTGACATCCGCCCTCGTGTTCGCACACGACAAGCTGCAATGATTGCGCCTGTTGAATGCGCCCATGTCTTCTAGGCGCCCATTTATGCGTTTCCGCACCATCATTACCCCGCACGTCTTGCATGGTTTCGAGGCTTCTTTCTTTCGGGGGTTTGGCATTTATTTTTTTACGTTTGTAAGATTCCATCGCTTTCTTCATAGACTCCAACTGTAGCACGTTGTACCCCATAAGCCAAGCTACAAAACCTAACGCCAACGCTGCGGGCTTTCCCGTCTGGGCAAGTGATCCATCGAAGGTCAGCCGCGCTAAAGTGTCCATCCTGCTCTTGCCGTCTTTGCGCACCATGCTGTTGCTTAGGTCGCCCGTGTCCTTCCCATCCCTTGAGGTCGGGGTCGGCCACATAGCTTTGTTCGCTATCCACGCCGCATCCGCCAAACATGTCTGTACCCCGCCTTCCTTCATGCGCTGCGGGTCTTTGCTGTTCTTGGTCATCTTGTTGGCGCTGGGGGTCGGCCACATAGCTGGCGCAACCTGTTCCCGCAGGTTTGCTGGCGCCGTGCGCCCCTTCCTTGTGGTCGCAAACTGCCGCTCCATCGCTTCCGTTGAACGCAATCCCATCCCGTCCATTGTGTTCGGCGTAGCCCACAAACCAAAGTCTGTCTCGCTTGTGCGGCGCACCGACACTGCAAGCTGGCAATACTGCCGCCCCGCAGGCGTAGCCCTCTGCTTCCAAGTCTGTGGCCACCTCATCCCACCATCCGTGGGCAATAGAGCTTGCAACTTGTTCGCCAAAGACAATGCTAGGGCGATACTCTTGGATGAGCCTGAACCATATTGGCCAGAGGTGTCTGTCATCGGTTTTTCCTTTCTGTTTGCCCGCTGTGCTAAATGGCTGGCATGGGCAGCTTCCAGTCCAAACTTGTTTGTCGTCAGGCCATCCTGCTAGGCGAAGGGCGATTGACCATCCACCAATCCCCGCAAAGAAATGGTGCTGGGCAAAACCTTTAAGATCACTGGCCGTGACCTCGGCGATGCTGCGCTCATCCACCACTCCAGCCGCGATAACCCCATCCGCTATGAGTTGGCGCAGCATCGCCGCTGCTTGCGGGTTGTTCTCGTTGTAGTAGGCGCTCATGTCCCAAACCTTTTAGCCCGCCAGTCCTCATAGCTCTCCAGCCGCAGCAGCTCCCCTACTGTTGGTTGGTAGACGCCTTCCTCATCGTGATCACCTTTCAGCAACTGTGGGCGATTGGTAGAATTACTGACAGGGGCGACTGCAATAGGTTTTTGTACGGGTTTTGGTTTGCGTTTCCTAGGGTTCTGATTCGCCCCCATCATGATCGCGCTGGCGGGAACCTTATACACACGCGATAAGCTGATAGCCATGCTTACTGGTAGACGGCGTTCTTCACGCTCGTACCTATTCAAAGTCGTTAGGGTAACGCCAACACGCTCTGCCACTTCCGCCGTGGTCAATCCTGCGATCTCCCTAAGCTTACGCAGGTACATCGTCCGTGTTTCAAATTCCGCGTAGGCTCTTGGTATCTGCTCTTCACTGTTCGGGAAGCCGTTTATAATATCTTCAATCGGCACCTTAAAGAACGCGGCCATCTTCTCCAACACGCCTCTCGATGGATTCCGATTCCCTGATTCGTACCGCATGATGGTGCTTCTATCCACACCTAGAACTTCCGATAGTTGGGTGAACGACAGGCCACTGTTGATCCGCAGAGAGGTAAGGTAAAAATTAACTTTCATTGTATCGTCCGTGTTTGTTTAACTAAGGTTTTGGTGGGGGGTTGTTACAAACCAAAAAACCGTTTGCTAACCTCAATTGCCCAACTAAAATACGCGATCAGTCCAACAACCCAGAATGGACTGGTTAGAACCGTCGTAGCCATCAGCAACAGGAACCCTACTTGCTGTCGCGTATTCCACTCTTGTTCCTTAATCATCGATCAGTCCTCTGTTGGTGGTTTGGGGAAAACTGGCAGGGGTGCCCAATGGGTTGGCGGCTGTTTTTCGTCAATAAACCCATCTAATGACCTAATCAAAGTGCAGTCCTTTAACCATTCCTCGACATAAGGCCCCTCCGCCAACCATCCAGCTGGCCCACTGCGGTCTTTAAACGTGTGGCCATACGATCCAATCGTCACCCAACAAACGTACATCTCCAAACTAACCTCCACCAACCGCATCAAAAGGATACGGGTTTCGTCCATGGGCGCGGTTTCAATTTTTTGCCATTCAGTCATCACTCTCTCCTACTCGTTTGTTCCAGACTTCAATGGCTTGCTCTACGGTTGGATGCCATAAGCCGCGAATCCCACAGCCTGTACAGCGGATGCGTGCGTGCTCGGTATGGTCGCCTGCGATCTCACGTAGCAGCTCTCTGCGTAAATCCAAGACTGCTTCGCTCTTGCAATGGCCACACGTATCTAGCTTGTCACTCCAGCTCAGGCCGTGTGTTACATGGTACCCGTTAGTCATCATAATATGTACCCCTCAATACCTCAGGCATAGGCGGCCAACAGTACCTAGGCGGCTGCCATTTCTTCCCGTTATGGTCTATTTTATATGTTGTTTTGACCCATTCTGTGTATACCTGATCCAAATAGTCCGCCCATTCAGCCGCCCTCGCTTCCTCTTCAGCGTCTCGACCTTGGTATATCATCCATGAATAACCCCATATCTTTTCAAAATGCGCTTCCAGCTCGGGGTCTCTATCGTCGACATCAACGCGCGTAAGCAAAAAAGCCACCGCCTCTTTAAGCGTATCGATTTGTTTGGTAAGCTCTTCAATTTTGTCAGTCATCGCTGTAATCCTCCTCGAGATACTCCTTAAAAACATGGTCAAAATCCTTGATTGAGCGCCCAATCATTTTTCCAAAATGTCTTTCAATCGCGCTTTCGTGGTCATTTTTATCTAAAGGGGCGTAAACCATAGATGGGTACTTAAGAATTCTTAACAATAAGCCAACCGCATCTTGAATCTCGTGAACCTTGTCCTTAAGCCTCTCTACTTCCCTCTCCAGATAAGCTATAGTAGGCGCGTCTTCGGATGCCTCTGTTTCGTCAGTCATCGCACTTCTCCTTATTCATTAATCTTATCTCTGCCTCAAAGTCTTTCCTGTCTTTCCTTTGGAGGTACCAGTCATATAGCCATGCAAAAACGGCAAGCCCACCAATTAGAGAAATAGAAAATATAGAAAACCAAATCGCCGTTTCAGTTGCAGTTGGATTTATTTGTTCAACACACATCGCTTTTCTCCTTAAGTTTCTCGTCCGCTTGTTTGGCCAGCTGCCGCATCAACCATATAGGGTCTATGTTTGATATGCGTTGATCCGGCAGCTCGTGTTTCTTGTATTCAGCCAACCACTGTTCAAAGAACTCCGTTCCCCGCAGTATCGCGTCCAATAGCAAGACCCCAGATAGGTTCTCTATGGGTTTTTCGTGGTAGGTTGTGTCAATCATCAATCGGTTCTCCGTGGTTACTTCATAGTTTTAGCACCTGCTTAAAACTACGTCAACCCCTTTGTGAATTAAATTTCCGCATCGATTCCATCAACAAATCTTGAACCGTCTTCTTGCCCTGCAATCGTTCGAACACCAGGTCATCCACCGTGTTCCGCGCCATGATGTAGTGTATAAAGACGGGGCGTTCGTACCCTGCTTGCAGCTGGCGGGTAGGCCCGATCCGCTCAATGATCTGCTGGTGGTGCTCTAGGTTCCAGTTCAAAGAAAAGAACACCAGGATATTGCCGCCGTCCTGCAGGTTAAGCCCGTGTCCTGCTGACGCTGGGTGGGCGAACAGGATGGGTATGCGGCCTGCGTTCCACTCTCTTAAGGTCTTAGGGTCTTTGTCCAGCTCCCGCCCTTTCTTGAACCTAGCCTTCAGACGCTCTAGGTCAGACTTGAAATGGTACGCCACTAGAACTGGCATCCCCGAAGCCTCTTGGATCACACTCTCCAAGGCATCCAACTTGGCGGTGTGCACCTCCTTCCACTCCTTCGGCGCGTCTGCTTTGTTCACATAGGCCGCGCCATTGGCCAGCTGTAGACACTTCATGGTGCGGGCTGCTGCGCCGAACACCTCCACTTCATGCTCCGCCAGCTGCATGAACATCTCTTTTTCCATGTTGGTGTAGAGCGCCCGCGCTGCGGGTGGTAAATCCACGTATATTTTATTCTCGATAGGGTCTTCCAAATTGAAATAATCTTTCGCCTGCAGGGAGAAGCAAATATCTCTAAGCTTATCCTCTATCTCCGCGCCTGCCCCTGGTAGGATAACGTAACCTCTGCCCTCAAAGGATGACCTGAACCAACGATTTTGGAACGCGGTGAACGTTCGCCCCAACCGCTCCCCCGCGTCTAGGAACCAAGACTGACCCCATAGCCCTGTGTACCCACCAGGGGTGGGGGTACCCGTGAGGTTCACAAAGCGGTCGCACTTGGCGTGGGCTACTCTGGCCAAAGCCGCCGCGCGTTTGCCACCTTGCCTCAACCGGAAACTGCTAAGCCTGGTGCTTTCGTCCGCAACGATCATACCAAAAGGCCATGCGTCTCCTAGGTACTTGGTCAACCACTCTAGGTTCTCGTAGTTGATGGTGTACACATGCGCTGGGGTTCTCAAGGCCATTGCTCTGCGGGTCTCGTTGCCCAACACCGGCACCACGCTTAGGTTTTTAAGATGCTCCCACTTCTCCATTTCGTCTGGCCAGGTGTTGGCCGCCACGCGGTAAGGCGCGACCACAAGCACAGGCTTGGTGAGTTCCCCCAAAACAAAAAGAATATCAATGGCGGTCAGGGTGGCGACTGTCTTGCCCAAACCCATGCCCGCCCATATCCCTTGCCTCTTGGTCTCCAACAACGCCCGCGTGATGTGTTTCTGGTAGTCTCGTGGTTGGTACTTAACCCGCTCCATTGATGCTCTCTCCCGATAAAAGTTTACCCACTAGGGCGTCAACCCCTTCGCGGCTGTCCACCCAAGTAGCGAACGCGGCGCCTAGCCTAGCGGCTTCTCGTTGCTGCGCTGCGGTGGGGCGTTCCCCTGGCCGTTTAACCTCCACGAAGCACAGCCGCCCATTGAGGATCACCAAACGGTCAGGCGCAGCGCTCCGCCCCACCCAACTAACCTTGCGGGCTTCCCCTCCCGCCCGCACCACTTGGTCGACCAAGTATTTCTCGATCACACTCTCGCGCTCCACCTTACCTACCATCGTTAGTCCTTCCGGTAACGCAGGGATTCAAACCCGCCAGCTGCCAGTGGTATATCCCGCGCCCATGAAGGACTGGTGGCAAGCAGGTGGGACAACCCTTCACTTGAAAAGTCAGGGGTGTTCGGCACTTCAGTGAGCAGTTCGTCATGCACCGACAACACGATCTGGTACCCTGCAGCCTCAACCGCCAGCATGTTGTGCGCCATGATGTCACGGGCAAAGGCTTGGCATATGTTCTCGAATATCTTGCCGCCGTAGGTGTGGGTGCGCACCCACTTCCTACCAAAGCTGCTCCACCCCATGTAGCTGATCTTATCCCCATCCTCTGCGCGGATACTGGGGTAGCAGAGCGACCGCCCCGATGGTAAAGCGATCCTCAACCACACAGCGTCACACCGCACTTTGAGTTTACGGCACTCGAAGGTGTGGCCTTTCTTGTTGATGGCTTTGAGGACTGTCAGCTTGAGTTCAGGCCAGTAACTCGCGGTCGCTGGGTGCGCCTCTCTCCACAGCCGTTTGAGCGCGTCACAAACCATGTAGGTCTTGGGGGCCAAACCAAAGGTGGCGTCTTTTTTCTCCGCCCAATCCCACGCTTTCTTAGCCTCCGCGCGTACCCGCTCTGGCACCGCCGGCCACGCTGTCTCTGCCAGTTGGTCAAGGTCAATGCCGTAGGTTCCCGCCCCTGTCAAGAACGCGCCAACCCCACCCTCGTACTGCAGCATCAACTCCATGACCTTACCGATCTGACGTTGCAGCCCACTGCCATGTTTCTTGTCGTGCATGACCTCTTCTGGGGTCACGCCGAAAGCTTTGGCGTAGGCCACGGCGTACAGATCATGCCCCACCCCTAGATCGTACTGCCTGAAAGCGTCAAGCTTCCACTCTTCCCCCGCGAGATAAGCCCCCGCGCGGCCTTCGATGTTGGATAGGTCAGACACGCAGAGCTTCTTGCCCTCTGGCGCGACAATAGCCCCCCTAATGCAGTTCGAGGTCAGCTGCATCACGTTCTCAAAGAACAAATCCGCTATCCCCGCTTTGAGCGTGGTCACACCAATGTCGATGTCCTTTTGTTTCATGGATGGCCGTGGTAGATTCTGTGGTTGGAATAGTCGGCCAGCCCAACGGGAGGTGCGTGCTGCCCCGCAGAACTGCAGGCACCCTCTAAGTCTGTTGTCGTGTGACACGCTGCGAACCAAGGTGCTATACTTTGAGGTCGAGGTTGAGGATGCTTGCACACGCATGCGCAACAACTCCTGAACCGCAGCGTCTATTGTGCCGTCATTGAGCAAACCCTCCACCGTCTCGCCCTTAAGGTTTGATATGTGGAGGTTGTGCTGCTTCAAGATATACGCCAACAACTTATCGCGCTGGGTGGTTGACGCGACTTCATGATCGGTCATTTCACCGGTGCGCCGCGCCAATTGCTTTTGCGCAAGGCCTATCGCAGTGATCGCGGCCTCTGCAAGCGCGGTGTCCACCTCAAAGCCCCTGTCATTGATCTTCTGGTCAAGCACCCACAGAGCGCGTTCTGTGTCGGTGAGGTTCCAGTTAGGCATCAGTCGGTACACTTCCCGCATGGCCGTGATGTCCCGCCCTGCGTACTCAACGAACTGCCGCCACTCCTCTGGGTGGCTTTCCTTCGTCGCGCGCGCCAACTTGCTGGTCTTAGGGCGCGGCTTGCAGAACAACATCACCAGTTCTCTACCCCGTTTCTGTTTGGCCAATTCCTCTTTCACACCAAACACATCGCACAAAGCACCTAGCCCACCTGGCAGCCCGTGGGCTAGGGCTTGCACCATCGTGTCGTGAATGCGGGTGGTGGGGATGTCGATGCCCAAATCATGGCGGATGACCGTGCGGTCGAAATGGGAATTGTGGAAGACAAAGGTGCATTCCGTATCGGCCAAGGCAGCCGCTAAGTCTTTAGGCATCAACGTGGACACGGTGCGATCCCATACTTGCACCGGCCCATCGTCCAAGGCGTAAGCCCACAGCGTAACTTCCACGGTCTCTGCGTAGCGGTGCGTCCCGTGCGCGATCGGCGTGGGGGAGTAAGTCTCTACGTCCGACCAACAAACACGGGAACCCAGGGTCATGCGCTTGGCTGTTCTTTGTTTAGCGGCGGCTCCCCCGTGGTTGGTGGGAGAGCCGCAACGCTTTAGGTTTAAGGGGCTAGGCTTAGGATTTCGTCCCGATAGTAAACCGGAATCCGCCCGAACAGTTTGTATTGGTGGGTGACGAACATAAACCCGATAGCTTCCGCAGTCGCTAACCGTGTCTTCACTTCGCTGTATGTTTTGGTCAACAACATGGCTAAAACAACTCCGCAGCGGCTTCAGTACCGGCGGACAGGTCTTCAAATTCGTCATCTGAAACGGTGCCACTACCCCCACCAAAGCCTTGGCCATCCGACAAGAACTGCACACCACGAAGTTCAGCGTTAATGCGTTTCCCTGTAGCGTTGTCCTGCGCCCAAAGCGCGATGCTCGCCACAACAAAGCATCCTGCGTAAGGTTTGCCATCTTCCGCTGTCAATACCGTTTTGTTGGTGTCCATCACCCGTGGGCGGATTTTGTTCCGTGCGTTGATAAAGAAGTTGCCTTCAAAACCGTCGAGGTGCGCTTTGGTCTCCCCTTTGTGCAACGCCAGTTTGTCAGTCGCAGCGAGTTGTTTAATAATCTCTGGTGCGCGAGCGCCCCATTTCTCTTTGGCCACGGTTGCGATAGCTTCATTAACCTCTGCCAGTTGCGGGTGATTAGGGGGCAAGATGAAGGTGGCGGAGAATTTTGGGTCGCTGCCTTGGTATCCTTCTGCTTTGAACAACACGGGGAAGGCCAAGCGCACGTTTTTGATTTTCAAGATCATTGGTTTTTCCTTTAAGGTTTGGTTAGAAAAGTACTGGCAAATCTGTTAGACTTTCGTCTTCAAAATCGTCAGCGGGCAGTGGCGCGACATACGCAGGACGTTTGTCGCTCTCCAAAGCAATGTGAGGTTTCCCATCGCTTTGGGTAATCAGTGGAAGCACCTTCGCCCAACGCTTGGGACTTTTGGCTTTGATAAGCTTCTCTGCTTTTGTTGGGGAGATAAGCTCAAAAGAATACATTTCTGCTTGCTTGTACCTCATGGCTTTGAGGGCAGCTTCGGCTTCGGCTTTGTCTAGCCACGCTCTGTTGCCTTTTTTACCGTCAACCAGCTTGTAGCCAGGTAGGTGTTCACCCGCCAACAAGCGGGCTTTGGCTTCCCCACCAACGGCCTCTGCCCATTTCCCCACCAGATCAAGCAATGCAAATTGCTTGGCCAACAGAGCGTTGTCTTCAGGGGGTGGGGCTACGGTCGCCACGGTCACCTCATCGGTGATGATGTCAAAGTCATCGAACACTGTGTCAAAGATGAAGTCACGAAGCGCGGGGCAAGTTGCTTTGGCTTTGCACCAGTGGCATTGCTTCGCCCCTGGGTTGAGAGGGGCGTCAACGTCTGTTGCTGCCACCGCAGCTGGCTTAACACAGCTCCCGAAGTCCAGCAGGTCAGCCAAAGAGATGACGTGCTCACTGGTGTGCTGCAGACGTGGTTGGTGGATGGTCAGGCGCACTGTCTCAATGTCATAAAACAAGTTCACCAGTTCGTAGGCGCCCAGAGCGTAAAGCATTAGCTGCTCGTTGTCCCCTGCGTCCACCCGCACCCCTCTGCCGTATTTCAGATCGTCAACGTTAAGCTCTTTCCGATCGGGGAACACCACGATCGCGTCACTGGTGCCGAAGCTATCTGGCTCACCGGAATAGACGGAGAAGTCTACCCGTTGCTCAACCATCAACACGCCGCCACCTTTGGTCTTGGAAGTGATCGCGTCAACATACTCCTGAACATAATCGGCCATCTCTTCCGTGACTTCCCACGAGCTAGACGTCTGCTTGTCACGGCTTAAGACTTTGATGATCCGGCCTAGATACGCCGTAGCGTTTAGCCCTTCGTTCAGGCACAGCGCCGCGAGTTCGTGCGCTGCTGTGCCTTCGTCTGCGTATTCAGAGGAGGTGTCAGGGAACCCTGCTTCCTCTCTCACAGAGCCAGGGCAACGCATCCACCGGTGCGCACCACTTGGTGACAAGCGCGAGTGTCCTGTCTGGTCGGTTGGGGTATGTTCCATTGGTTTGGTTTTCTCTAAGCTTCGAGGTGGGATTTGGCCGTTTCAATGAATGGGCCGTATTGCTCTGGCTTCAAGTCACGCCCGTTTGCCGCCCCGAAAGCCGCGAGCACGTTTATCAAAAGGTCTTTGCCTTTTTGTGCCGCCAAGTCAGCTGCAGCATCCGCCACGTTTTTGTAAGAGAACAAAGTCCACCCGCACTCCTCTGCCGTAGCTGCAGGTGCTGCAGGTGCTGCAGGTGCTGCAGGTGCTGCAGGTGCTGCAGGTGCTGCAGGTGCTGCAGGTGCGGGGGTTGCCTTTGCTACTTTAGCAGGCTCTACTGCTTTGACTGGTTGCGCCACCGTTTGCAATTTGTGGGGGGTGGTGCCAATGTTGTTGACGAACTCAACAAGCGCCTCAAGCGTTGGCAAGGTTACAGTGATCTGGTACATTCGTTGTTCCTTTTTGCGAATATGTTTTAGGTTAGCTTTATTCCTAACTCCCTGTGCAATATGCCGCGAGTTTTTAAAGTTGTCAACCCCTTTTGATACGCTAACGCTAAAATTTTTATTCCATCGGTGGCCAACACAAGTAAGCCCTTGACGGCGCATATGGTTTTCCTTTATTCTTTAGCTTAAAGATACTGCTTTGCGCTATTTTGCTGGGGATTCTATGGATAAGTTCAAACAATGGATGCGGGAATCGAGCGCGAGCCAGAAAGCGGCTGTCGCGGATGGCGCTTCGACCTCAATGATCTATCTCTACCAGCTGGCTGCTGGCACGCGCGAAGCAGGTGCTGCCCTGGCGGGTAGGCTTGAGGCCGCTTTCAAGAAATGGGAGCCCAAGCGAGGCATCACCCGTGGTGATCTAAGCTCTGTGTGCTCTGAATGCCCCTACTTCAAGCGTTGCAAAGGAAAGTCTAAATGAGCAATATCCTAGCCTTGGGCATGTGCCCTGACCATTTACGCCAGCTTGGTTCGGGGATCAAGATCAGGGGGCTAGGCCCACTGGTGGCCACAACGCCAGAAGAAGCCGCGCAGCGCAGGGAATCGGATGACCCTATGGATCGTGATCCTTTTGCGGGGGCGTATTCCGCCATTCAAAAAGCCTTTATCCAAGAGATCGTGGAGCTTTTAGAGCTTGATGGCACGGGGGAAGAGCACTGCACCATGTGCGAAGCGGCTAACTACCAAGAGGGTTTGGACACAGTCTGCATCGACAGCGCGTGTGACCAAGAGTTGATGCTAGCCCGGGCCTGCGGCGCTCTGCCCAGTAGCGCGTTGAACTAGATTAAGGGGCTTGACGTTTAGAAAAGCTGCGCATATCTTAGCAGAACTTTGCAACTCTTTGCCTCTCTTGACCAGAAAGATCGGTTTATGTCTGGGCCTAACGCCATCACTGTGTTGTTGTTTATTGGTGAAGTTTCCAAGATAACCAGGTTATCCCGGCGCACTATCCAAAAGTACGTGGATACTGGCCAATTCCCCCCACCCTTCAAAATTGGCAACCGCAACGCTTGGCTTGAGAGCACGGTGCTGGATTGGGTTACCGCGCAGTCTAAAAAGCAACGGGTGCCGGTGTTGACGCCAGGGCTGGCGCCAATCTTGAAGGATGGGGATTCTTATGAGCCATGAAGCTTACCGCTTAGCCCGCGCTCTTGAGCCGCTGGTCTATCGTTGCCGCACTGACGTTACTGCTAGAAAGTCGCGGACGCAAGGCATGGGGAGCATGTTGTGGACTAGGGAGGCCATCACCGCCGGCCGCTTAGCCGCGCATGTTGAGGGGCGCATTGGGCGCGGTGTGTGCCCTATCCGCGAAGGGGAGAGCGTGTGCCAAGTCGCGGTGTTCGATCTTGATGACCACAAGGGTGACACGCCTGTTGATGTGATGCTGGGCACGGCGCGTAAGATCAGTGACCGCTTGTTCTTTGAAGGCCTGCATGCCCACGCTTTCACGTCTTCAGGGGGCAAGGGCATCCACCTCTACCTGATGTGGGATTTGCCCCAAGACGCTTACTCTGTGCGCAGGTTCCTGTTTGATGTACTGGCGGGTTGTGGTTTTAAGAGCGGCACAGGTGGGGTTAACGCTGGGGAGATAGAAGTGTTCCCCAAGCAAGACCAGGTGCCTATGGGCGGCTTTGGCTCGCAGTTTATCCTGCCTCTGTTCAACGCCAGCGTGCCTCTTGATCTAAGCGCAGGGCAGCGCCTAGATCGTGAGGCGGTCTGCCGCGATGACTTCTGGGTAGCGTCTGCACCGGTGCCTGTGCTGACCAAGGTGGTGCGGTTGCCCCGCGCTATCTCTTCCACGGGGGAATGGGTCAAGTACGTGGAGTACATGACGGCGGTTGATCCTGACTGTGGGTATGATGATTGGTTCCGCATTGCTCAAGGGTTGCACTTTGAGAGCGAGGGTTCAGAGGATGCGTTCATGGCGTGGGATGATTGGTCATCTTCAGGGGGCAGCTACCCTGGCACGGAAGCTCTTTACGCTAAATGGCTGTCGATCCGTGGGGATTCTCCTGACCCTGTGACTGGTCAATCCATCATTGTGATCGCGCGCAAGCATAGCTACGGCGGGGATTACGCGGCGGACTTTGACAATGAAGTCGATCTGACTGCGTTTGAACAGCTGACCACTAGGTTTGAGGGTGGGGAGGTGTATGTTGACGCTGGGGCTACGGGGACTGGGGTTGGCGCTGGGGTTGGCGCTGGGGTTGGCGCTGGGGTTGTAGGGGGTGGTGCTAATGTTATCGCGGCGGCCAATGCGGCCAACGCTGCTTCGGCCGCGGCGGCTAGAGTCTTCACCTCATTGCCTAGGGTCAAGCGCAACAAGAACGCGGAGATTGAGGCGGTCAAAGAGAATGTGTTCGCGTTCCTCAACCGTCCTGATCTGACGAAGTGTGACCTGCGCTTTGACGCTTTCCGTGCGGAGATTGTGATGCGCACAGAGAGCGGCTGGCGTGCCTTTGGTGATGACGATTACTTTGAGTTGGCGATGCGGTTGGAGAAGGACTGGGGCTTCCGCTCTATCCCCAAAGAGCTGATCCGTGACGCTGTGTCTATGGTTGCCAATGTGAATCGTTTCGATAGCGCGGTGCATTGGTTGGAGAGCCTACCGGCGTGGGATGGACAGCCTCGCATTGATTCTTTCTTCCCCGTGTACTTGAGCGCGGAAGACAACGCCTACACCCGTTCAGTGGGTTCTTATTTGTGGACGGGCTTGGCGGCAAGGGTGTTGTCCCCTGGTTGCCAGCTTGACATGGTGCCGATTCTGGAAGGGGCGCAGGGCGCGCGCAAAACCTCTGCGGTCAAGGCTCTCGTTCCCACCCCTGAACAATATTGCGTTATTTCTTTTGGGGAAAAAGATGACGATTTAGCCAGGAAAATGCGTGGCCGCTTGGTGGCGGAGATCGGGGAGTTGCGGGGATTGCACACCCGTGAACTCGAAACGATTAAGGAATTTATCACCAGGACGGACGAGCTATGGGTCCCGAAATTCAAAGAGTTCGGCGCCAGCTTTGCTAGGCGTTTAATGTTCATTGGAACCACGAACCAGGATGAGATTCTGGCAGACGAAACGGGCAACCGTAGGTGGCTACCCGTGCACGTTGGGTTGTGTGACGTTGACGCCATCGTGCGGGATCGTGTGCAGTTGTGGGCGGAGGCAAGGCTTAGATACCAACAGAATGGGGTTGAGTTCAAGACGGCAGAAACATTGGCAGCAGCGGTGCACGAACATTACCTTGTGCAAGATTCATGGGGGGATGTTCTTGACGCTTGGCTGTACGCGCCAGGGCTTGATGGGGTGGTTCCTTTCTCGCTTGAGTATCTGCGCATCCACGATGTTTTGAGGGATGTTTTTGCCTTTGATACCAAGCAGGTGAAACGGACAGATGAATTGAGGTTGGGCAAATTGCTTAGGGCGCGGGGGTATAGCAAGCGGGTAAGGCGCATTGAAGGGCGCAACGTGAAAGCATGGGTTAAAGACTAGAGGGGTTAGAGGGCGTTGGAGAGCGGGGGCTTGCGCACGATGCACCATCCCCGCCCGTTGCGTTTAATGCGTTTAGTTTGGTTGCTGCTGTTGTGCCCTTAAGTCTTTCAACATCTTTTCGAGCTGTGCAGCGACAGAACGGGATTCCCCCGCCGCCGTGTCTACCAACCATTGATAAAGATCGGGGGGTAGGCGCAACGAGGTTTGCATCTTAAGGGCTTTGGGTGTTCTAGCCATCGCGCGATCTTTTTGCTTCGGGTTCATAAATTTCTGTTTCAAATTCTGCTACCAACCTTTTTAGATCATTCACTTCCTTTTTTAGGTCGTCCACTTCATCCAGCAAGGCATCCTGATTTTCCTTTAAATCTTCATGTTCTTGCAGTAGGTGCGCCAATGTATCCACGAGGTCACTAAGATGGATCGGGCGGTGCCCCGCCATCAAGATTCGGTCGTCTTCATGGGGTATGTGCAACAGGTTCAGCGTGTTTTCGCATAGGTCATGTAATACGGTCATTGTCTTGTCTTTCTATGGTTAGGGATTAGGGCTATAACCATTGCAAACGGTATTTAAAACAGTTGTGCGTTAAGGTTTTACGCGTGCGCTTAGGCTTAGAATCGCGCCACCAGCTGTAGGTGGCCGCATGTTGTGTTTCCTCTTTGTCGTAATAGATGGCAACATCCATTAATTTAGCCCGCTGCTTTTCAGGGTAATATTGAAGCGTTGCAGCGTCGGTTGTGGGTACGTGTTTGGCGTAAAGTGTTGGCATTGTCTTGTCTTTCTATGGTTAGGCGTTGTGGGTAGGGATAAAACTTTGTTCATGGGCGGCCAACATGGTGGGGGTTAACGCCCCTTTCAACGCCGCGTCCACCAGGTGCAGGCCAATGCTTTGGCAACCAAACAAAGTGATTGCCTCTGCCAAACGGCTTTGGATAGCCGTGTACTCTGCGGCCTTGTTGATGGAATTTTTAAAAGCTGTTGCGTTGCGCATGGTGGTCGTCCTTGGTTTAGGGATTAGGGGTTGGGTTTAGGTTTAATGGTTGCGTATTGGTACCATAACCAAGAATAGTTAACATCCCCTAAAGACTGTTTTTGTCGCTGTTGGCTTGAGGCTCTGGGGGCAATCTGTTGTCGGGGATCACCATGAACGCTGTCATGAAGATGGTGAACATGATGGCCAGACCTAGCGCGAATTGCCAAAGCTTTGGATGGGTGAATTGATCTTGATTTTGCATAGTGGTTAGTCCTTTGTGATGGGGGTTGAAGAATCGTTAACGTTTCTTAGGAAAGCCACACTTTCCCCTGTCAGAATTTCGTTAACACGTTGCCATATGGTGAAGCTGTCAATTGCACCAACCTGGATTTGAACGGCGCGGCGAATTGATTCTTTCAGGATTGCGTCTTTTTGTTCTTCAGTCACGTGGTCGGCGTAATTTCCGCAGTGTCTGATCCGATAAGCCAAGCCAACGGCATCGTCAGAGGCTCTCTGAAAAGCATCACGGACAACCACACCCTTCATAAGGCCTTTAGAGCTGTTGAATTGGTAGGATTCGAGCAATTGTTCGTGGGTTAGATTTGGCATAGTGGTTAGTCCTTTGTGATGGGGGTTAAAGGGGTCAAACGTCACACCGCGCCCAAACAGAGCCGTCAGGGCAGGTCAAAAGATTGCCAACATCTTCTAAATAATGAGAACGAAACTCTACCGCTGCAGCCTCAAAACTGGGGTAATGGCTAAAATCACCAACCCAACCAATAGGATCAAACTCACGATCTTCTAACGTGGCGTCTGCCATTTCGTCATAATAGTTGAATAGCGTTTCGAATTGTTCTCTGGTAATGCCGCTGTACTGCTGTAAATTTTTGCAAAGTAACCACGCTTGGCCAGCACTCAAAATTTCGATGATCATTTTTATTTTTCCTTGTTTTATTTATTGGTTAGAGAGCCTAAGACCTTAAGCCTTATTGATAGCAGTATGGTAGCAAATTGGTACGTTGTCAACTGTAAAATTTTACGTGCTGTTTTTTACGTGCAATTTTTTACGTGTGTTATTTTTTACGTAATACCCTAGTTTGGCGTTTTTGCTTCTCTTCTTTACCCTTCTTTTTGGGCTTAGGGTAGTTTGCGGGATGCCTTATGCACTGCGCGTTTTGGGATAGCACTACCCTTACTACCCTTCTTTTGGTTAAAGTAGATATATATTTGTCCCCGGCTCCCCAAAAAGTTGAATAGCATCTGTGGGGTATTTAATGGGGTTTTTACGGGTAGCAAGGGTAGTTTTCCCCCCTTTTTTGCCGATATGTGGTTGTAATTTATAAGTTTTTTTTGTTACCCTTGGGATGGGTAGTCGGGGGTGGGCGCATACGATTATCTTTTATTGCTATTTACACGCAAAAAGTTTTGTGCTAGGCGCGTTGCCCGCGTCACTGGTGGCCAATTCTCCCCTTGCGTTGGGCATGAGATTGGGTTAGAACAAAACGCAATGGGGGTTGTGCGTATGCTGGTTAAGCGGCAAATTCTGGTTGGTGAAAAGGGCAGGGCAGGCCAAGACCACCATGCGGCACGGTTGAGCGATGAAGAGGTTGAGGAAATGCGAACGTTGTACGAGGATGGGCTAGGAACCTACAGCACGCTGGCAAAGCGTTTTGGCGTGGCTAAGAGCACAGTGGCCTATATTTGCCAATACGCTAGGCGCAACGCCATCCCTCGCACGATCACCGTGGTTGTTAAGCAAGCGGGGCAGGCATGACAAGCGAACAACGCAAACCCGTGTACTACTCGCATGAGCTGTTTGATCGTATCTGCCAGCGCATATCAGAGGGCACCAGCCTAACGGCTATCTGCCGTGAGCCTGGAATGCCAACGCCACCCACGGTGCATCGTTGGATCAGCAACGATCCCGCGTTGGCTGATTGCTACGTGCAAGCGGTTAAGGCTAGGGCGGAATTGATCTTTGATGAAATTCTTGAGATTACCGATGACGCCCGCAACGATTGGATGGAAAAGCAGCTGGAAAACGGCAAAGTGATTGAGGTGCTGAACAAAGAACACGTTCAACGCTCTAAGCTTCGCGTTGACGCACGGAAATGGGTGCTAGGATGCATGAACCCCGCGCAGTATGGAAACTTCACAAGGCAAGAGCTAACAGGCCGTGACGGTGCGCCCCTGCACCCCACGGTGCCAGTTAGCGACGCACAACTAGCCGCCGCGCTTAACGCCTTGGTAAAACCGCCCGCCGCTGAACAGGATGCGGATGTTAGCGACCTCTTTTAGCCCTGAACAAGTCGCGGCATTCACACCCCAACAACGCGCAGAGGCCTTGCGGTTGATCCACTTGCGCGGGGGAATTAAGCCTTGGTATCCATTGCCTGGCCCTCAAACCATGGCCTATCAGAGCCAAGCGGATATTATCGGCTTTGGTGGTGCTGCTGGTGGCGGTAAGACCGATTTGATGTGCGGCAAAATCCTTACGCAGCACCAAGTAGGGATGATCTTAAGGCGCGAGGGAACGCAGCTAACGGGCATTGTGGACCGTCTGACCAGTTTGCTTAAGGGCAGGGATGGTTACAATGGGCAAGAAAAGATTTGGCGGCTCCCTGGCGGCCAGCAAATTGAGTTTGGATCGGTGCCCAACCCTGGCGATGAAACGAAATACCAAGGCCGCCCGCATGACTTCCTAGGCTT